AAATCATCTGGCACTTCGCAAATGATTTCATCGTGGACGGACAGGATTACGTTGTAGCCTTTAACTTCCAACGCCATCATGGCCGTGGCCATCAGGTCGCGGGCGGTTGCTTGCACCACGTTCTCGGTCAATAGGCCACCCCAGATAATCTGAGATACCCACTGACGCGTCACACTATTCAGCGTATCGACTTGGGCTGTGTCGCGCATAGCCCCCCAAGGTGTCTCTCGCTGAATGATGCGCGGATTGTGGTAAGTAAGCGACCGCCCGCTAGGTAGGGGAAGCGGGACCGTCCCAACACGGCCCGCCCCCTTCACCATCTCTACAAATTCTTGCTCGATGTTGCGCCAGTATAACGCAATCATATCGTTCTTCTCACGGTAGACGGACACGATGCGCTTAGCTTCGTCCTCGGCTACATTGATACCCATCGTGGCGCACTGTTCGGCGAAGCGTTTGCCGCCCATGCCGTAGCCGCAACCCAAGATCGCCATCTTGCCAACTTGGCGTTGTTTGTCGGTGACGCTATCAACATTCACGCTATAGATAGCCGATGCCATCTCTTTATATACGTCGCCCCCGTTGCGAAACGTCTCAACAAGGTCGCGCTGTCCGGCTACCCACGCAAGAACGCGGGCTTCAATCGCCGAGTAGTCGGCAAACATAAGGCGGTTGCCTTCGCCAGCTATCAGCGTCGAGCGTAATAAGTCAGACGCTAGGACCGTTCCAGCCCCATGCTCCGACACATCTTCGCCGGTCTGTAGCTTGGCGATGATTTCGTCTAACTCTTCTTGTTTCTTTTGCGGACGTGGGAAATTCTGTGGCTGCACCAATCGTCCCGACCACCGGCCCGTTGCCGCGCCGTGATAAACAAGAAGTCCGCGCATCCGTCCGTCGCCGTTGACCGCGTGCAGCATGGCATCATACTTGGCTGTGCTGGACTTGGCTCCGTTCTGCCGAAGTTTCAAAACCTCACGAATTACAGGGTGCAATCGGTCAAAGGATAACAACCGACCAACGGTCTGCTTGTCAACGGACTTGGCGCGTATGCCATGCGCGTTCAGCCATGCGGTCAAGTCCATAGCGTTTGTTGCTGCTTTGACTTGACCCTTAGTGAGGCGTTGGATTTCAGCATCAATCTCTGCGCTGGCATTGTTCGCTAGGTTTTTAATGCGGGTCACCAAGTCAACATCGAGCGCCACGCCCCGGTCGTTGATACGTTGATCGAGTTGATAGAGGCGACGCTCACTGTCAGGCATTGCGTGCAGTGTCTCGGCTACGGATAGTTCCGTTTTAACATCTTGGATACAGTACGCTACTAGCGCATCGAGTTTCGCCTTCGTGTCCCACCATGTGTAGCTGCCGTCGGCGTTCACCTTACGGGGCCGTGCCATCCGGAGCATAAGGGCTGCGCCAGTCTTGTCCTTCTGTTCTTCAACGCCAAGGACCGCAGCCGCTTGGCCTAGTGAACGAGGTAGTCCCATCGCGCTGGCCTGCGCCATCGTGCAGCGCCATTGCTTAATGTTGGTGCGTGGCCACAGGTAGCGGCCAACCATAATCTCGTTCCAGATTGTGCGCTCGAAGTTAGCGTTCCATGCCGACAGCAATCCGCCTGCGATGATCCAATCTTCGAGGTGTGCATCTGGCTCATCGCCGGGCAACCATACTTGCACGTCGTCAGACCACGGGGCCTTGTATGCCATGCACCAGATGTCAGTGGATTGGTCCGATGCGTATTTATACACACCTGTCTTGCGAAGATCGACGGCACTGCGCGTCTCGAAGTCGATTGATACAATCATAGCGCACCCCACTGGTCGGCCATTGCTTCGGCGATGCCCTTGTATGTTGTGCTGCGTAGCTTCCACCTGTCCGCACTGGGCGGTAGATAGTGCAGCCGTTGGCGCTGGTTGGCTGGTAGTGTCAGCATCTCTTCCTTGACGTTATTCGTTGGCACCAAAGGCGGCAGGTTCTTCAGCCACAGGCACGTTGCCTTTTGTTCCGTGTGGCCAAACATCCACGGCTGGATAGTCTGCGTCTGCTTCACACCCCCAATCCGTTCCTTTGCATACTTATGCATGATGGGGTTCTCAATGGCGATACGCTCTATCGGTGCGTCCCACAATTCCTTAAAGAAGGCAGCGCCTTCATCCAGTTTGACCCAGCGGGTTGGGTCTTTGTGCAGCCAAGTTACCCCAGCGTTGGTCAAGTAAGTGCATGGTGGGTGGGCTATCATCAAATCCCAATCATGCCCATGCGCAAGCGCAAGAGCGTCGCCTTGGATATGCCAATGTGGATTACCGTCCGTCGGCAACAAGTCACACGACCAGGCGTCATGTCCTTTAGCCCGAAAAGCATCTCGGACTGTTGCGCTATATTCGCAAGCCACTAGAATTTTCATGCTGTTCTTTCCCTCTTTTTTGTCGGTGTCACGTTTGCTTTCCCTATAGCTGGCACAAATCATATAGTGTCGTCAACAAAAAAAAAGTTCTTGCATTCGATATTCAAACTGTGCCACCCAAGAAGGGCAATAGGAAAGTAAGGGAGATTATGGACAACAGCTTTACCGCGTGGCGACCTGAAGAGGACGCTAAACTTACCGGACTTTACGAGAATAACCTGACGCACGCGCAGATTGCGGAAGCGATTGGCCGTTCCGTTGATGCCGTTGATAGTCGGCGTAGGAAGCTGGGGCTGAAGCGGCAATTTATTTCGCAGAAGACGCCACCGCCAAGTGATTTAGAGGAGATGTTACAGACGATGAACGTGACCCAACTCGTCAAACATTACGAACGCGCTAGGTCTGTAATCAGTCGTTGGATAGATGAACTTCAACTCACCGAGATTGTTACAGGTGGTAGAAAGAAAGCTATCCCGCCGACGTTTACCAAGATGGCCCCGACCATGACCCGCGCAGAACTGATGCGTCTATACAATACTAACCGGCCAACGATTGTGGGTTGGCTTAGAGAGACAGGTCTTACTGCATTGTCTAGGGACGAATGGCGGGTGCAAAATGATAAGACCGCTGCGCTCAAGATCGGTGAAGATGGCACGGTTGCTAAGCGGGTGTTTAATGGTCGGGCTAAAATGGTTGCCGCTGAAGCTGCAAACTTTCTGCGCCGCACGCACCCGTCGGTTCATCGCGCAGATATTCGCATGTTCGAACAGTCGTCTCACACATGGGGCGACGTGAATAACATACCCCACAGGGGCATCAATCAGTATTATGTTTCAGGTAAAGGCGTGATGTGGCTCGATGACTTCATTGCTTATGCTGAGAAGAAGGGTTTCAAAATGAGGGAGTTAACTTAATGACACGGATTACAAAAACTGTTGAGGAAAAGCCACCTGTTGTGGATGAGAAGGAAGCCATCATCGCGTGGCTTCGCTCCGCCAAGATGAACATGTTTGAGCGCAGCACACGTTGGCTGGCGGATCGTATTGCAGAAGGGGAGCATTTGAAATGAAGAAGTTCATATCCAAGAGAATAAGGAAGCACTTTGAGTTTGGCTTTGGAAAATATAGGGCCTCAGAAAAGTTCGGCTTCTGTTATTCACGGGCAAAATACGTCAGCCCCGGTAGTCCGAGACCTCGTTGGCATTGGTCGGTTCAATTCGGGAACCGTTATATATGGTTTGTAAAGGGAGAAACGAAATGAAACAGGTATTAGCAGCACAACTGGCCGAGTGGATTGCCGACAACACACGCGGCTTGGCTAAACGGGACGGCAACAAAATTTATATCGAAGGCACGATTGATGCCTACGAACTTCTGCTATATGCACAGTCGCTTCTGGCGGAGAGAACTACAAGGCAAATCCAAGCGGACAACAAAGCGTCTTACACTGGCCGGTCTGTTGTCAACTTCAACAGCTACCTAGATGTCAACGCTGCGGTCGAGGGTGCTGACTTCGTAGGGGATTAGCCATGGACAAGATACGGTGGAAGGACGAAAAACAAACCGTTCAGCTGGTTCCAGTATTCATCATCGGTTTTGAAGAAGAGTTTGAACGCGGTGTAGTAATAACCACCGCTGCCTATAATATATTGAACGAAGCCGAGCCTGACTTCGCCGTCTACGCGATAGACGCAGCGATAGATATGCTGATGCAGAAGCGGGACCAAATTGAAAAGAGGGGGTTACACTGATGAAGTTTAAGACACTATACGAGATTGGGTTCACCGATCTGGTGTCCGTTATCCCACCGAACGCCGAGTTGTCGGCCATGTCTAAAATCCAAGCGGACCAAGCAGGCAAAGCGCCCGGTCGGTTGAACGCGCAAGGCACATGGGGCGGCTACGGCTGGCAGGACTACAGCCCGACAGCCAATGACGTTGAGCGGTGGGACCGCAGCCATGCTAATATCGGCTTGAAGGCCAGCAAGTATCCTGCGGTTGACATTGATGTTGTTAACGAGGGGCTGGCTAGGGTCATCGGTGATATGGCGGTGAAGGCATTGGGCAAAGCCCCGATGCGTATCGGTCGTTACCCCAAGCGACTGTTTATGTATCGCACCGACGATAAGATAGGCCGGATGCAAGTGCGGTTCCGTGATGGCCGTGGTGTCGAGCAGCTTGTAGAGTTTCTAGGGGACGGGCAGCAATACGTCATCGCTGGTATTCACCCTATCACTAAGGAACCTTACAGTCTCGATGTGGACTTGGAGCAACGTGGCCCTGCTGTGTTGAAGAAGGTCACGCGGGAAAAGATTGAACGGTTCTTCGCCGACCTGACAGAGACGTTGGAGATGATGGGCTGCGAGATTATCCACGCGGATAAGACAGCACAGAAGGCAGTCGAGCGGCAGTCCGTCGATCAAGCGTCGCTTACTGCGCCAAGTCTTACCCAAGTAGTAGCCGCAGTGGCCGCTATCCCAAACAAGACCGAGCATTTCCCTGACCGCGATGACTACATCCGCATGGGCTATGCTATAAAAGCGGCGTGTGGCCCAGACCATGAGCCAGATGCCTTCGAGATATTCGCATCGTGGGCCGAGCGTTGGGAAGACGGCGTTAACTCGCTCGATACTATCGAAGCAGACTTCGGTCGTATGCACCCGCCCTATGAGTTGGGTTGGGACTGGCTGGCGGGTAAGGCCGCGACCTTTGGCTACAAGCGCGAGGTCGATGAGTTCGAGGTGTCGGACTTTGACGATGAAGACTTCGGCATGGTGGCCTCGGCTGGCGAAACGCCGATTGAGTATAGCGACATTGCATTGGCGCAGCGCGTTGCTCGTCTACACGTTTCGGATATTCGATACGTTGTGGGCGGGCTGGGCTGGGTCGCATGGGATGGCAACAAGTGGGCGAAGGACGTGGCGAACAAGCACCTGTCCATCGTCCGCAAGGTTTGCGCCCACGCATCGGCTGAAGCTTTGGACAAGATCGAAAGCCCGCAAAAGGCGGAGCGTATCGCGCAGCGTGTGGCGTCATACAATGTGATTGCCAACGTAGCCAAGCTGGCTGCGGTAGAACCTACCTTACAGGCGACCACCGAACAGCTAGACGCGGACATCTATATCCTCAACACCCGGTCGGGCATGGTGGACCTGAAGACAGGCGTTCTGTTCGCGCATGACCGTTCGCGCATGTGCACAAAATGCACATCGGTTGAGGCGGACTTCAGCAAGCCAGCCCCGCAATGGCAAGCGTTTCTCAATGAGGCGTGCAACGGTGATGCTGAGATGATTTCCTATCTTCAAAGGTTGGCTGGGTATTCCGCGACGGGTAGCACCAAAGAGCATGTGCTTGCCTTCGCCCACGGGTCCGGCGGTAATGGCAAAGGGACGTTCCTTGGAGCCGTAGGTAATATCCTTGGCGATTATGCCACCGTGGCCAGTGCGGACGTGTTCCTCGCGTCGAACAATCAGCGTCACCCTACAGAGTTGGCATCGTTGATGGGCGCTCGGCTGGTTCACGCGCAGGAGATTGACCCATCGCGTAAGTGGGACGAAGCCAAAGTCAAGTCGCTGACTGGCGGGGACAAGATCAGTGCGCGCTTCATGCGTCAGGACTTGTTTGAGTTCGAGCCGCAGTTCACGTTGGTCATTGCAGGCAATACAAAGCCAGAGATTACTAATGTGGATGACGCCATGCGGCGTCGTATGCACCTCATACCTTTTGACACTAAGCCTGTCCGTAAGGACGTTGACTTGCCGGATAAGCTGAAGGAAGAATACCCAGCCATCTTGGCGTGGGTTATCCAAGGTGCGAAGGCTTGGCTTGCTGAAGGTTTGAACCCGCCAAAGGTAGTCATCCAAGCTACCGATGAGTATCTCGCAGGAGAAGACGCATTGGCCCGCTGGATTACTGAGCGTTGCGTGGCTGGGGCTAATAACGAGATGACCACAGGTGAGGCGTTCAATGACTTCCGCGACTGGTGCAAGGATAACAACGAAGCCAAGGGCCGTGACTGGTCGCAGCGTAAGTTCAATGGTGAGATGAAGACGCATGGCTATGATGCCACAAGGGACCGGGCGACACGAACGAAGCGTGTGTTCCGTGGTCTTGAACTTCTCATAGGCGATGCAGACCACATGATAATAAATGCCATGATTGATGACAGCGCAGACGATTTCTTCGGCGTTCAGATTAACTTCAAAGCAAGTGAGGAGTGAGGGTAATGTATGGTAACGAGTTCATGAGATACAAAGACATTCGGGACGCGCTCAATCACGAGGTGGTAGGGGGTGAGGCGGTCGATGTGGTCAATAACCCATCGCACTATAAGTCTGGTGGCATCGAGGCCATCGAAGGGATCGAAGCGTCGATGGGTCCAGAGGCATATGCTGGCTACCTCAAGGGCAATGTCATGAAGTATCTCTGGCGGTATGAGAAGAAGTCGAAGCCGGTTGAGGACTTGAAGAAGGCCCGATGGTATCTCGATAGGCTGATACAAAAAGTTGAGGGGGCATAGCGCCCCCTCTTTTTTATTCGGCTTCTGCTACTTCAACCTTCACCACCCACTCGTGATTTGAATGCGCCTCGGCGTGTGCCTCTGCGTAGGTGTCGTAAAGCGTGGGTTCGATGTAGTCTTCCGACATATATTTATCGTAGCCGTGTATCTGATATTTTGTTGTCATCTCATCTTCCTTTTTAAGAACGGTCGGAGGGTTGGCCCTCTCGATCCGCGTTTGCATTATGGACCAGTGTTCCGGTCTTGTCAAGTGCTAATATTAGGGCCGATGTGGACCTATCATGGCTTGAGCCAAATCCGTGCACGGTTTGAGAGGGTCCGTGCATGGTTGGTGCACGGTTTAGGGCCAGATAAAATGGCTGAAATCTAAGGATGTGCCGGAAGTGCACGGTTTAAAAAAGTTAATCCGCCCTAATAAAAGTAACAGTGTTGAAGTGGTATATTACACTGTTACTTATTTATGGGGACTAATGCGCCGACAAACCGTGCACTCCGTGCACATTGGCGGAAATGCGTGGGTAAACCCGGCCCTAAACCCGGCCCGAACCGTGCACGGAGATATGCAAACCGTGCACGGATGGCAGTTTTCCGTTAATCGTCGTCAAAAACACCCGGCAAGTCGTCCGCATCGAGGTTATGAGAGCCGACTTGCTTGGGTGGTGTGATGTCGATGATGGTGTCGTCCTCAATGTCCTCATGAGGATTTGATGACGCCAAGTTTAGCTGCTTCAGTGCATCAAGATGAAGTTGGTTTACGTTCACTTGGATTGCTGTGGTCGGCTTGGCTTGGAACTTATCCGGAGCAGTCACCCCAGCCAGCCATTTGCGCGTTTCAATCTTGAGCCTGTCGGCATTGGCCGATGTGTTGTCCGAGGCGTCGGCAATGTCCAGACATTCATCTGCCCATTGATCCGCCGCGATTGCCCTAGCCTGCTTGAACCGCTCTTCTCGGTCGAGGTCTTTGCGTATCCAATTATAGAGCGACAGGTTGCTGATGTTCAGTTCACGGGCGAGACCAGCCATTGTCAGGCCGGATGCAATCTTCTCCAGCAAAACACTCTCGCCAACCTTGTCCAAGTTCGACGCAATCGTGCGCCGTTTAATATGTCCAGCCATGCCTTATCCTTTTAACAGTGTTAGAAGCCCATATAAAGCCCATAGAGAGGCATACATGGCAATTGCTAGGTTACGGTCCCGATTATAGCTAGGCACGCTCCAGACCCCTTAGAAACGTCTCTAAGAGGATAGAGACAGGAGCCGGGATAGCTCGGCCACCTTGTTCGTAATATCGGATAGCCCGTTCGGACAGTCCAATCTTCTGGGCAAGCTGGCCCTGCGTCAGCTTCAGCGTCTCGCGTGTTGCTTTAAATTCATCACTTGTCATTTGCTTTGATCCTGTTCCCTATAACCTTTACGGAATTGCTCTACGGTTAGGGCGGTATAGTCAACGCCAGCGCACCATGCGTCCCGTGCGTATTGACGGGACATTTCCATATATGCGTCCCAATCTTTGCGAGGAATAAACTCATCGGTGACTGGGATTTTGCCGATAGCGGTATTAACAATCTTTATCTTTTGGGGGCCTTCACCATCACTTGTCATTCCAGCATGTCCTTTTCTGCATCCTCGATCAATTCAATCGGTGGCCAGCGCAGATAGGACACATGGTCCTTGCCTATCACGCCAAGAAACTCCAGATACTCCATCAATCGGTAGGCCAAGGTTTCCCCGGCCCGTTCGATGTATCGTTCGGGCAGTGCCAATTCGTCATCTTCATCATCATAGTCGGTCATAGCATCCGCCCAATCTCAATGCCCTTGCGGATGCCCTGCTCGACAAGGCGCATCCAGATAGTGTGGTCCCAGCCACCAGAACGATATAGCTGGCTGTCGCTGTTGTCCTGCTTGTCGGATTGCGCGGCACAGATAACCCGTGCGGCGTGTGTGATTAACATATCGTCTTCATTGGTCATTTGCTTAGTTCCTTTTCACGTTCTGCGCGGCGTTCCGCGAATGTCTTACCATCGAGGCCGCGCAGCGGCCACGCACTGTCGGATGATACACGGTGGCTCCGGCCTAATGGCGCGGCTTGTTGTGGTTTAATCATGGTTTAGTTCTCTCCTTTGTCGTTACGGATAGCGAATGTGAAACCAGCCAACGTGCAGGCTATCCATAGGAATGCGAATGCGTTGAATGGTATGTATTGTGATAAATCAAAAGTCATTTCGTTAGTCCCTCTTTTGTTGAGGCGTTACCAATAGGAACAGCGTTCCAACCAGTCAAGCACAAATCGTAATCAGGATAGATATAATTTACATCACATCGCAATGTGATTGCGTTGCCTATATAAATTCTAGCGCAGGAACGGTGTGCCGTTTCAACAAGGGAAGCGGGCAGCGCCGCGCTTCGCTTTTCGTGCGCCTCCGACCCCATTTGGTCCAGCACTAATACACTGTTACAGCGTAAAATCCGCAGAAATGCGTGGTTTTTTGGGTATGAGGCGCAAAGTGACCTTCGGTTTGACCCCCCCCGGCCCCCGCCACGCGCGGGGGGTATGTGTGTACAACCTAACAGACATCAAGATGTGGCCCCCACCCCCCTACACCCTCGTATTTAACATAATCCCTTCCAAAAAATTCCTAACTTTTTACTTGCCAAGATGTAACAGTAGAGTGTAACAGCGATGAACAATCAAAAAGAGGAGAAATACAATGGCTGTTTATGGATATACTCGCGTCTCGACTGAAGACCAGATCGAGAACACATCACTCGATGACCAAGCCCGCCAAATACAAGGCATCGCGCTCACGCATAATTTGGAACTGGAGCATATATACGAAGAGCGCGGCGTCTCTGGCGGTGTCCCGCTGCTCCGCCGAGAAGAAGGTTGCAAGCTGGCGTTCCTTCGGCCCGGCGATACGGTTATCGTATCGAAGCTAGACCGTATGTTCCGTGACGCACGGGACGCACTAAACGTGATTGCCGACTGGGAGACGGCGAACATCAATCTGATCATCAATGGCTATGGTAATGTCATGGACAAAGCCAACCCGAACGGACGCTTCATGCTAGAAATCATGGCCGTCTTCTCAGGCGAAGAGCGCCGCCGTATTAGAGAACGTGTCACCGCCGGTAAAAGAGCAAAGCGGTCACAGGGTGGATATGTCGGTGGCAAAGTACCATTTGGGTATAAGAAGTCAGGCACAGGCCGCAAGGCCAAGCTGCATCCAGAACCAAACGCGCAGGACGCAATGATTACAATGAAAGCCGCACGCGTTAAAGGCCATAGCTACCGCGATATTGCTATTATCGTAGCAAAGCGTCATGGTATATCAGTCAGCCATCAAACAATCGCACGCGTAATCCGGGGAGATAAGAATGACGAAATCTGAGCCGAACTTCTTTTTGGAGTTCCTGAAGAAATACCGCGATGATCCCGTAGGGTTCGTGCGGGATATTCTGAGAACTAAGCCAGACCCTTGGCAAGTCGAGTTTCTGAAAGCGATTAGCGCCGGGAACCGTCGTATCTCCGTCCGCTCAGGCCACGGTGTGGGTAAATCTACAGCCGCAAGCTGGGCCATGCTTCATTACTTCCTGACGCGGTATCCCGTGAAGGTTGTTGTGACTGCGCCGACATCCGCACAGTTGTTCGATGCGATGTTCGCGGAACTGAAGCGATGGGTGAATGAACTACCTGAAGTGCTGAAGGTTCTGATCGAAGTCAAGGCCGACCGTATCGAACTGAAGGCCGCAGCCAGTGAAGCCTTTATCTCCGCCCGAACGAGCCGAGCAGAAACGCCAGAAGCCTTGCAAGGTATCCACGCCGATAACGTGCTGCTCGTCGCCGATGAGGCGTCGGGTATACCTGAAAGTGTGTATGAAGCTGCGTCCGGTTCTATGTCCGGCCATAATGCGACAACGCTTCTTCTGGGAAACCCTACGCGAAACAGCGGATTGTTCTATGATACGCACAACCGTCTGAAGGGTGAATGGAAAACCTTCCACGTTAGCTGCCTCGACAGCCCACGCGTGTCCGATGCGTTTGTCCGAGAGATGCAGTTGCGATACGGTGACGACAGCCCAGCGTATCACGTCCGTGTTCTTGGTAACTTCCCACCGCGTGAAGAAGATACCGTTATCCCTGTCGAGTTGATTGACGGGGCCATGAACCGCGAGATCAAGATTGCCAAGAACACCAAGAGCGTATGGGGCTTAGACGTTGCGCGTATGGGTTCCGATGCCAGCGCACTCGCCAAGCGGCGCGGCCCAGTTGTTGAAGAGATACAGACTTGGAAAGGTCTGGACCTGATGCAGCTAACAGGTGCAGTCGTTGCCGAGTATGAGGCGCTGACGCCATCGGAGCAGCCAGTCGAGATACTGGTCGATAGCATCGGGCTTGGAGCGGGTGTCCTTGACCGTCTGCGCGAACTGGGTCTACCAGCGCGTGGCATTAACGTAGCCGAAAGCCCCGCGATGAAAGGGACTTACGCCAACCTACGCGCCGAATTGTGGTTCAAGTGTAAAGGATGGCTGGCGAACCGCGATGTTAAGATACCGAAGGATGAGCAGTTGTTCGCCGAGTTGGCGTCACCGCGTTACACGTTTACATCGTCGGGCAAGATGCAGATCGAGAGCAAGGAAAGCATGAAGAAGCGTGGGCTTCCATCGCCAGATAAGGCGGATGCTTTATGCTTGTGCCTTGCCACCGATATATCGACTATCATGCACGGCTACTCAATGGCCAACAAGTCCGGAGCCTTGCGTAGGAATATACGGGGCATTGTTTGACATAAACTAACGATGTGATATATTTGTTTTGCCCGGCAGGTTTTTCTCTCTCCCTCTCCTGTCGGGCAACATAGGCAGCTAGGGGTGTGCGCGGTTTATCCGGTAATAGCGATGGAACGATAGGATGCTGCCCCGTTTGTTCATCCCGCCGCCACCCCCTTTTTTGCTTTTCTTGAAATGTTATGCTATAGTTATCCATAGGGGTCGGACCTATGCGTACAAAGACTTGTCCAAAATGTGGCGAAGAGAAGGCTATAGATGACTTCTACTTCCAGAGACGCACCTGTAAGCCGTGCGTGCGCGAACACCAACAACGCTTTAGAGACGCTGACCCAGACTATAACCGCAATCGTAACCTTCAACGCCGGTACGGTATTGACGTCGAGGAATATCGTAACCTAATCGCTGACCATAATTTTGCTTGCGGTATTTGTAAGGTAGAAATACCTGAGACAATAGCGTATAAGGGTAAGAGATCAGGTGTCGTAGACCATAACCATGAGACTGGGGACATACGCGGCATACTTTGTCAGAAGTGTAATTTAGTTCTTGGCCACGCTAGAGAAAATACAGATATTCTTTACCGGGCCATTGTGTACTTGAGTGAGCGCGGCGCGTATACGCCGAAGAGACAGGTTTAGTTGCATGGTTGCGAAGCGTTTTCAAAATCCAAAGGGTGGCCTCAATGAAGCGGGCCGTAGCCACTTCAAGAAGACTGAAGGGGCCAACTTGAAAGCACCTGTCAAATCAGGTGACAATCCACGGAGAGCATCATTCTTAGCGCGCATGGGGAACACACCGGGGCCAGAGCGTAATGCGAAAGGCGAACCAACCCGCCTGCTCCTATCGCTGCAAGCGTGGGGTGCGTCATCTAAAGCAGACGCGAAGTCGAAAGCCAAAGCCATATCAACCCGAAACAAGGGGAAGTCAAAATGAAGATGGGTCTATACAGCAACATCGCAGCCAAGAAGGACCGGATCAAAGCTGGTTCTGGTGAAAAGATGCGTAAGCCGGGAACCAAAGGCGCTCCTACTGCGGCTGCGTTTAAGGCTGCGGCCAAGACCGCAAAGCCGATGAAAGCTAAAAAGAAGTGAAGGGTGTAAAGCACTACCTACCAAATGGCACGGAGTGGAAAGGCGCTACCCATAAAATGGGTGCGGCTTTGTATTCTGGTAAAGAGCATGGCAGTACTTCTAAAAAACTTGTACACGCCAAAGACGTCAAGACTAAAAAGAAGTAAGGCTAGAACATGGCATATCGCAATAACCGTAAGCCGACCAAGGCTACTATGGCTAAGAACAACCGTATGTATCAAGATACGGGGGTTCCTAACACCAACTCTGAAAACGGCGACAGCGAAGACATGTACAATGAAACTTCAATGGAACTTGCCGACGGTACGGAAGTTACTATTGAAGAGCCTGAAATGGAAGACGAACAGGTAGAAGACCCTGTATCCGAAGAAGAACTTCAGAACATTATCACCGCTGAGATTGACGACGCGCAAGATTACATCGACGATGTTATCTCGCCGGAGCGTGCGCTTGC